ATAGCAAACTACGTGGAAAACGCCACCGGCCCGAAGACCTTCGGTAATATCTTTGCAAATCATGATATTGGCTCCCGCCTTATCAGTACCTGCTGAGTGGTTGGATAGCATGAAAGCTCCTAAAATTAAGCGATTCTAATTATCGCAGAAGTGTTGGTGATTGCTGGAAATTGTACCGTAAATGTGTTAGTTGAAGTTTTATCTGCGCCAAAGTCCAGAACGCAGATAGCAGGGTTTGTAGCCCCATCAGCCAAATAGATCAACGCCCCCCGCGCAGTAACCGCAGTAGACCAGACGGCGTTATTGAATGACCAGTACGAAGTCGTGCCGGAAGCACCCACAGTAGGTACTTGGCTAATAACAAGGACTTGCCCACCAGCGGTATACCCCGAAGCGACAACTTCTCCGGTAGAAGTATACGCGGTAGTGTCAGCGTTTAACGTAGCCGCGTTGGTATACAACGCAATCTTGAAGACCTGCGTCGTGCCAGTGTTAAAGTTAAACGCCCCACTAGGAAGCCCCGTCTTAAACGTGTTGGTAACCCAGTTGCCGGTAAATGCCATCAGGTCACCTTCTGACGATACTGACCAGAACGATACGCATCTTGACGCTCAAGACCATCGCCCAGACGTTTAGCCAGCCCCAACGCTTCCTTATACTTACCGTCGTACAACGCCATCATGTCCGCCTCACCTTTCATGAAGGTATAGGCTTCAACGAGCGTTCCGTACAACAGCACCGTATCAAAGTTATCGCCCAGCCATGTGGTCCCGGCGGTGACAATCGACGGCGGGTAGTAGTAATAGTGAAGTTCAACATTATACGAAGCGTCTGGGGTAGGACCCAGAATAAATGAAAGTTCATTTACGTTACTTGAACTCGGCCCAAAAATAGCATAGTGAGACGGAGTTCCTGTTATCGTTGGATTAGGGAACGCCTCACGAATGAAGTTCACGTCCTTATTAAGAAGAAACGTGTAAGGACCACCCGTGGAAAAAATTGCCATCGAATAGACAGACAAGAAGTCGTCTGGACAGGAGACGTATGGCACGGTTGCATAAGTGACACCTGTCACGTTTTTGCGCAACGAAGGGAACTGAATTGTGTTGTAGATGCGCTGTTCCGCCTGCTTAATGAACGTGTCCATATCAGTCGTCTGGAACGTGTTCTCCGTGTAATCGGAGATCGCAACTACAAGCTGGGCATAGTTCACGCCATTGGCCCCCGAGCCATCGTACCTTTAGTCGCGCAGCCATTACCACGGGTTTCAATGCCCGAAGTTTTGGGTTCTGGGTACGGTTTGCTACGTGCAGCGTTAATACTTACTGCCATGTCACTTAGCTCAACACGTTTGGCATTGGTTCCGTAGCCGTTGTTACTTAGATCAACCCCGGCTTTGCCCGTCATATCATGCGGAGGTGCGTAAACGTCAGCAGAGCCAACTTCTTTTCCGCCTTTTTTCATGCTGAACTTGGCCATTACCGACTCCGCTGGTTTGCCGCCCGAGCCATATTGCGGCCCATTTTCTTCATGGCGAGGGAAGTTACCCCACCCTTCTTCATACCATGCAGACGCTTCTCGTGGGCTTTCACCTCCGTATCAGCGATGCGTTTTACTTCCTTCTTGTCCATGATGACTCCTATGTCGTCACAACCGTGACTGTACCTAATTGCACCTGCAAAACCAAGTTGTTTGGTGTTAACCCAGCATCGCTCCCGCTGGCCCCACCAACCGGATTCCAACCCCACTGAAATATTCGACTACCGCCTTCAGGATACCCAACCGAGTCAGGGTCTGTTGTAGACGTAAGCGCAATCTGCAACCCACTTGTACCAGATTGGTAGTAGCTCAAATCAGGACGTGGTTCCCGTACCGCCTGCGGATCGTACACAGGATACATACCAAGCTGTAGCTGCGGTTGGTCTGGGTTCCAACACTCCGGGCAAGCCTTAATACTAACCTGTTTTGTCTTGATTGTGAGCTTGCGAAGCTCCTTCAGTTTGTACCGCTGGCCACATATATCGCACTCCGCGATACTGAATTTGCCAGAAGCGTATTTCGTGGACATTAGTAGAACAAGACTCGCGGTACATAGCGATTGTTCGCTTTTTCGCGGTCCTCGTCAGCGGCGAGTTGGAACTGCTGTTCGTACTCCGCCTTCAATCCCGTAGCACGCTGCATATCAATATTAGGCAGCTTCATGGATAGGTAGTACGCCAACCCCGCAACCATGCAGTTAATAAACCTAAACGGGATATCTTGGGTCGTGACGCCGGTCCCAGCATCTTGGATACGCCGCATACGCCAATACACAAACGTGTAGTAGGGAGATGCTTGGCTACCTAGGTCTGGCGAAGGCCACACATTGATCTGTGGATACTGCACGCCACTGGGGGTGGTAGCTCCCGAACGTCGATTGACCCAGACCTGAATTGGCCGACCAGTCGCGTTTTTGTTTGGGATCGTGGAGTACGTAGACTCTGAGATACGATTGATGTTCAGATCTTGTTGATTTAATCCCGTACCTGTACGGGTTACTTGGTCCAATAGATCAATCGTATCTACCGGCAAATCATAGGTGATAGTTCCCATGTATAGCGGGATACTGCCCTGCTCAATTGTCCAGAGATTGATGCCCCGGTTTGCCCACTCAATCGTTAACAGATTAAGCGAACGGCGAGCAGTACGGAAGTCGTAGCCGCTACGAAGCTCTTGTCCACAACGCTCAAACGCTTCTTCAATAAGATCGTTAACATCAAGATTGAAGATAGCCGTGCCAGTAGTCGTCATTATCTGAACCTAGCGGTTTTCTTTGCAATCGTTTTGGGCTGCGCTACAAACTGTTTCCCTACCGCTTTCCCTGCGCGTTTCGCTTTGGTCGTTGCGGCGTACTCAGATGAACTCAAACTATTGATTGCTTTTTCCGGCAAATACCGTTCTCCGGTCTTACTAGATGGTTTGCCGCTCTTGGTGCGCCACTTCTGGTCGCCCCAGTCTTTAAGAGATTGCTGCGGAGGCTTCAATCTCGATACCCCCCACCAGCCGCCTTGTACTTCTTGGCAACAAGTTGAGCTTTGCGAGCAGACCACTGCCCCGCACCAGTACCTTGAGTTGCCGCAGCCTTTACTTGGGACACAATACGCTTGCGAAGACTGGGTTTCGTGTAGTTACCCGCCGCGTTCACATGCCCCCCAGCGGCGTACATATCTACTGTGTTGGGGTCATCTTTGCGGGTAATCTCCCGTTTTTTGGGCATTTTACTAGGGGCGATTGCCCCCATACCCCGACTCGCCATCATACAAACTTGCCTCGGGTTTTGCCCCGCTCAGCACAACCATCAGCACGAGAAGAAGCAGAAGAAACCGTACCACCCTTTTTCATGTAACTAGGTTTCTTACGCTTTTCTTCTTCCTCGTCTTCTTGATCGTTTGAAATTTCGTTGGCAACTGGACCTAAGATACCGTTCTCAGCCAAGGTCCGAGTGATGCGCAACGGATCAATAATGTCGATGCCTTTCATACAAATTTACCTCGGGTTTTACCTCGCTCGGCACAACCATCTGCACGAGAAGAAGCCGTTCCACCAGCCGCCATTTTCTTTGGCTTTTTGATGTTTTTTGTTGGGCCTTCATCTGGTACAGGAGGTTGCCCCATGTCAGCCGTGTAAATATCGGTCTGACCTTCCCGTTTTTTGGGCTTAGGCGGAGTCGGTGGAGGCGTTGAAGTCGTTGGGCCTTCGTCTGGCATGGGGGGCTGCCCCATCTTAGCCGTATATATTTCAGCTTGTCCGGTAGCCATGATTACATCATCCTTCCACGAGTTTTGCCACGTTGTGCACAGCCATCCCCACGGGAGGACGCCGAAGAAACAGAACCACCTTTGGCAAAAGCTTTGACCTTGCCACCCTTCTTCATGTCGGGGTTGCGGTCTTCGCTACGGCTCATGCCACGTGGGTTTTTAGTTGCGCCTTGCCCAAACCGTGAAGCTTCTTCAGCCGAGACACCACCCGCGTCATTGGCGGCAGGCCCACGACCAAACCCTTTAGATTCGCGCTTGAGTTCAAATCCAACCTCATTTGCGGCTGGACCTCTGTCCATATCCCTAGATTCGCGGCCCGACTGTTTGATTGCTGGGTTTGATCCAACAGCACCTTCTTGGCGGGGTGTATATTCCCGTTCAGCTTTCGGCCCACTCAAAGCTTTAGGTTCTGAACGAGGTGCGGGAAGTGCCGGGGTTTCCCCGCGAGGTGCGGGAAGTGCTGGAGTTTCCCGGCGAGGGGCTGGAAGCGCTCTGGTTTCACCACGCAAATATGGCTCAACCCGATCACGGACTTCGCCAACAGCTTTCCCAACACCCATCAAACCTCGAAGACCACGCAGGGCAGGGATAGCCGTTTCTGGATATACACCTTCCAACGGCTTATCTTCAGCTTGCAAGCGCTCAATTTCCATCTGCTTTTGGCGTCCGGAAAGATCCGATTTGAAAGTTGCTCCTGTGCTGGTCTTTTCAGACTTCGGCATGGGCATCTCTTCTTTCAATTTCGTGTTGAACTTCTTCCCACGAAACTCAAATTCGGTATCCCCCAAAGCACGGGCGGCTTTGAATGCACGTTCAAATTCACTGAGTGCCATGATTATTCCTTAGCAGGTCCTGCCGCCCTTAGTCATCTT